CCCCGCCGAAGCGGGGCTGGTTTTACCGGTTCCGGTCACGCCGCGGCGTTGCCGACGCCCGCAACCGCCGCCTCGATCGCAGCGATGGTCTGCTCGGCCAGCTGCTGCGCCTGCTCGGCTTCGCCGGCGCCCATTAGCTTGCGGATCTGCTCCTTGGCGGCCAGCCGTGTTTCGCGGATGACGTACAGCGCCTCGGTGTAGGCCGCAGCCTCAGCAAGGATATTGTCCGCTGCCTGCTGGGCGGTGCGGCCGTTGATGGCCCAGGCGGCGACGGTGCGTGGGACGGCATCTGCCGGATACCCGGAATCAACGAAGGCCTGCGCCTCGATGCGGGCGCGGTCGTATTCGACGGCGCGCAGCGGGTCGCCGGCAACGGCGGCGCGGGCGGCGTCGGCGGCGGTATCTATGCCGGTGCAAAGTTCGTCAGCGGTGGGGCTGTTATCTAACGGTGGTACCAGAGTTGGCAGGCCACTAGCGCCACTGCTTATCTTCCACCCATCTGCTTCACCTATCAAAAGTTCACGATGCTCTGCGTCGGAAATTTCCACCGCATCTTGGGGCACGTTAGATCCATTTACGGCACGGGCATAAAATTGCCCCGTCGATCTAGAAAACAAATACATATGTACTCCTCAATACCCGACTGCAATCCAGTGCGCCGGCAGCGCTGCTGTAAAAGTGTTGACGAGACTGAATGTCCCCAACGCTCCGCCTTTCACCGCGTTGAACCTATATGTAGCCGTAAGCCCACCGTCATCAGGGTTGGCTAGCACAGCGGCGAGCACAGAAGGAAACGCAATGGGCAGGGTCACTTGGATGAGCGAGTTAGGAGCAACCGAGGCGACGCGGCCCCATTGAATGATCCAGCCACCCAGCCAAGTCGGAAGTGCCACATAGCCAGTCTGTCCCTTACTGATAGCGAAGCCGAGCCGCAGCTTCTTCGGCGAAACGGCAACATCATCAAGCACGCCGGCATTGACCTCTGCCTGCGTTCCTATCCTCAGCACTCCGCGAAGCGTCTCGCTGGCTAGCGCCTTAGCGGAGCGGATAGCCTGCATTACCCGCAACGGCGTCATGGCCGAATCGTTGTCCTCGCCGGCCTCGGCCAGGGCCTGTGTCGAGAAGCGCTTGGTGATGGCCTGCCACACCCGAAGGGCAGTCATGATCTTGGTATTGTCAGTACCCTCCTCGGCCTCGCTCTGGCCAGTGCGCACCGTAATGTCGTCAACGTACTTCCGAGTCGCCAGCACCACGCTCGGGTCAATCTTCAGCTGGATGTTCTGCGTGCTGCTGGTCACAAGGTTCAGCCGCACCACCTGGGTGCGGCCACTGCCCTGGGCGAGTTCCGGCTTGTAGGTCGGCGGGCAATTGGCGACCGCAACCAGGACGCCGGCTTCGTCGTACAAGCCGATCTCGCGGATCCACCAGCCGCCAATGTCCGCAGGTATTACCTGCTCGGCGATGAGGATGGCCTCATTGTCCGGGTCGACGCTCAGCTGGTTTAGTGGTGCACGGCGGCGCTCTTTGATCAGCGCCGTCTGCGTACGGCTGGGCATCGGCTCGGCGCCGTTGGCATCGCCGACGCCCATGTGGGTGATGGTCCAAGGTACGCCCAGCGCCTTGGCGTTTGCATCCTTCGCCTCGCCGGCAGCGGTGAGGATGGCCATGTATTGCGAGTTCTGGTCTGCCATATCAGCGGATGTCCATGGTGTCGATGACGTGTTCGCGCGCGCCCCAGGCCAGCGTGCCGCCGACCTCGATGTCACGCGCTGCGGGTGGGTAGACGGTGAGCTCGTCGCCGGTGGTGAGCGCGGCGCCGATGTGAGCTGTACCGACAACATCTAGGCCGATGGCCAGGCCCACCAGGTGGCGGCTGACGGGCTTGGCGTCGTCGATCAGCCAGGTGAGTTCCTGGTACATCTCTTCGGTGATGCCGGTGTCCAGCACGCCCACTAGCAGGCGGAAGGTGCCGGGCGTGCCCAGAGGGGCTTCCTCCCACCACTCGCGGACCTCGATCAGGTAGCCGAGTGGCTCGACCACGCGGCGCAGCGCGCCGATGGTGCCCTTGTGGGCGTGGATGAAGTACGCGGCCTTGATAGCGTCGCGCTTGGCGCGCTCGGGCCAGGCGCTGGACCAGCGATCGACGGAAAACGCCCAGGCGAGGTACGGCAGCAGCTCCACCGGGCAGGTATCCGGGTTCCATAGGTCGCGCAGTGGTACCGGCACGCGCTTGATCTGTGCGAGCGCCTCGGCCGCAAGGCGCTCCAGCTCGCTGCCGTTGGTTGGTAGCAGGCTCAGGCTCGCCATCAGGCCTCCGCCACCGTGACGGTGAAGCCAGTGCAGTGCGGCGCCTGGGTTTCAGTGGCGACGACGTCGACCCAGCCGGGCAGCTCGACGCGCTTGACGCCCTCGATGTGCAGGGCAGCGTCCAGGGCGGAGCGGTTGACCTCCTGCGCAAGGCGACGGCGCTGGCTGACCAGGGCAAGGCCGCGGGCCTCGGCAGCAGCGCGGATTGGCTCAGCCTCGGGGCCGACGGTGTTGAGGTAGAGCACGGCGTTGACGCTGTAGGGCAGCACCTCCGCGGCCTGCACGGTGAGGCG